GGCAAGAAACACGCCATCACGTTACAACCCACCTGACCCCGTTCTATGGGATTGATATGGGCTGCATGGCGGTCAAGAAGATGCTGGTCATAAATGCTTGGGGGGATGCGATGCCATGTCCGGGGATGCGGTTTGTGCTGGGCAATATTCGCACCACGCCGCTTGCTGATATACTTGCGAAGGGGATGAGATACTTCGGTAAGTATGAACCGACCTGCCGCGCTTCGCAGGACGTGGAATTTAACAGACTCTATGTGTCAAAGACGGAACAGCCGTTGCCGATTGAAGATGTAATACCCTACGACTGGCATGTGGAGGATATGGCATGATGGACGAAAAGAAACAGCGCGAGATATGGTTGACAATTCGTCGCGCCTTGATTATGATTATCAAATGTATAGAAAAGTGGTATAATGTTTTAGATGATTGACTAGCCCCGCCGCAAGGCCGCGCATACCAAAGACTGCTTACCTAACCCGTCTCGAAATGAGACGGTTTTTTTGTTGTTAAAGGAGAATACACAATGACTAAGCAAAATGCTGCCGATGTTTCGACAGCCACCCCCGCCGAAGTCCCGACGGAAGTAACAGTTGAACCAGTATCAACGCCACCCGCCGAACCCGCGAAAGATGCGGCTTGGTGGGAAGGCAAGGCTAAAGCGATGGAGGCCGAAAAGGTCGCCACTGCAAAGAAATTAGCCAAACTGGAATCGGCGGAGCAAGCCCGCCAGGAAGCGGAACTATCCGAAATTGACAAGGCGAACAAGCGCGCAGAAAAGGCCGAAGCAGAAGCGAAAGAAGCCAAGCTCGGTGTTCTCCGCCGCGACGCCTCCACTGCAACAGGATTACCCGCCGCATTTTCCGACCGTCTCAAAGGGGAGACCCTGGAAGAGATGATTGAAGACGCGAATCTATTGCTTGCATCGATGCCCGCACCCGTAAAACCTGTGCCGCCCGCGGTTGGCGCAACCAACCCCGGCGCACCCGGAACGGGCGAAACCGAAGCCGAGAGAAAGAAAAGGCTTATCGGATAAACATAAACATGGAGGTCTCAAATGACCATTGGACTTAATACCTGGGATGACATCAGCGCCATTGGGCGTGTCATTCAAGAAGACGCTCGGTTTGTAGTTCGAGAGAGCTACATTCTGCCCGGACTGGTTACTGGATTCGGTGACTTGTCTGGCGGTAACGTGCGTCGCTCGTATGCTTACAACCAACTCACCGCCGCAACCGTCGGGGAACATACTGATTTGCAAAGCACTATGTTTGCTCCGTCGGTTGACCAGACCTTGACGCCTTATGAAATCGCGTTGATGTCTTTCGTCACCGATCTTCGACGCGACAGCGAAGCACCGGAAAGCATCATCACCGACGTTGCGCGCGAGCTTGGTTTTGCTGCTGCCGATAAAGTTGAAACTGACATTTACGGCGATTTCGCAAGCCTGACCGGCGGTACGGTCGGGTCGGTTACTCAAGCCCCTACCTTTGGCATCCTTTCGGCCGCAATTGCACAGGCCCGAAACGCCAACAAGAACAATAAGATCCCGTTGGTCTGTGTCATTCACGGATACTCATGGCAAATCCTCGCCAAGGCTACTTCCGTTGCAGGTTCCTCGCTTGCTCAGGCTCCTGGATTCACCGAGGAAATGACCCGCACTGGTTACGTCGGCGCATTTGACGGCGTTCCGATTTACCAGATTTGGCCCGCCACTCAGGGAACCGGTGCCGGGACTTCTGGTACTGCGTGGTCGTATGGAGCAGTATTCCCCAAATCCGCTCTCGCACTGGATTGGCGTCGCCCTGTCCGCGTTGAGGCCGAGCGTAACGCCTCCTTGCGCGGTACCGAATTCAACATGAGCGCGGTCTATGCTCATGGCGTGTGGCGTCCTGCTCTTGGCGTACAAATCCTTCAACTCGCCAACGTTCCGAGCAACTAGGAGATATAAGATGGCACACTGCGAAGATATTCACGGTTTTGTAGCAAGTGTCGGTATTATGCCGACGGGCGGAGGAACTATCCTGGTTCCCCTGTTCTATAATTCACCCCAGAATGGCGACATCACCATTACCAGCGCGTTCTCGGTTTGTCCGGGAGTTGCGTATGCTGGTGGGACTGCCAAACTTCGATTGGTCAATCTGGGTACTTCTGGGACGGTCACTGAGGCTGTTCTATGGAACTTGGGCTCCAGTGGAACCATGACCGTTTACGATGGTTTTGTCCCCATCAAGGGCGCGGCCGTTACTCCCGTTCTGGGTGCTGGCAAATGGGCCGGTGTCGAGAATGGATTGGGAACGGCCGGAACTCTGACCCTTGTCGGATTCAACTATCTCAAGGGCGTTGGATAATTCTGATTTAGCGGGGGGAAGGTGCAAAAGCCTTCCCCCTAGAAAGTAGTACGACATGACCGAAGAAATAAAAGAAACACAGAACCTTGACAATCAAATAATCCCAATACCCGCATGCACTTCCCTGTGGCATTGGGCGCACAAACTGATTAGATTATCGTCTGAATTGTGCGTCTTATCTTGGTCAATGTGATGGACATGCAATCCTACGCCCCAGCGTTTTTTGGTAAGTCCGCAGGCTTGGCAAGTGTATTTATCCCGCATCCGAATGCGGCGGGCAGTGGCTTTCCAGTTGAACGCATAATCCCATTTAGCGCAACCGCCTTTCCATGCAGGGTTTTTAGAACCACGGACAGCACCGCTCAAAACGAGGGACTCGGCTTGGGTTCTGCGTGGAATATGGTATTTATTCAGGTAGTGCGAGATTGTCGTGATGTTTACAAAACACTCTTGAGCGATCTCGGTAGTTGGTCTATGGAGGTCAACGTATTGCTCACGCAACCAACTTTCAGATTTATACTGCGCATCTTTTCTATAATGCCCAGACTCCTGAACAAAAACATTCCATTTATTAGAACGGCGATTCCATATCACCGGACGCCCACATCCACATTTGCAAAATGGAGTGGATTGACCAAGTGGCGGAATATTCTTGATGGGTTTTCCCATATTTTCTCCCATAGAAAGGATTGATAATGTCTGACAAACAGATTGTACCACAGGTTGCATTACAAAGCAAAGGCGCAATTCACTGGGTAGGCAATGCCGTGTGGAGCCAAACTGGATACGGTGGGCAAGCTAAGTTATTGCTTCCCAGATTCGCAAAACTTGGCCACCAACCTTCCATGACAGCGTATTATGGACTCCAGGGCCACATGCTCCAGATCAATAACATGAACGTTTTCCCGATGGGTTATCACCCGTATGGAATGGATGTATGTGCCAGCAATGCACAGATAAGCCGGGCGAGAATCTTGATGACCTGCTTGGATGTGTGGGTTTGTGAACCGCAAATGTTTACCGGGGACGTTCTCTGGGTTCCCTGGTATCCGATTGACTCGGAGACGGTCAACACAGGGATAAAGGCCAAACTCCCCGCCGCGTTTGACATGATCGCCATGAGCAAATTCGGGCAACGGAAAGTCGAAGAGCTTGGACTCAAAACTCACTATGCCCCTTGCTGCGTGGATACAACCATATTCGCGCCCGCGGACAGAGAGACTTCGCGAGTGTCCGCGAGTGAGCAGATCACCGCCCCGCTTCCAAAAGATGCTTTTATTGTGTCTATGGTTGCGATGAACAAAGGCAACCCATCCCGCAAAGCGTTTTACGAGCAGTTTAGAGCATTCAGGGCACTTCACAACAAGCATCCCGATACCGTCTTATATGCTCATACAATCACAAGCGAAGCCGGACAACAGGGTGGGGTCAACCTACTGGAAATATGTGCGGCGCTGGACCTGAAAGTCGGAGTAGACATTATCTTTCCGAATGCGCTGGCGATTATCAACGGCTATCAGGATACATTCCTGAATTCGGTTTACAACGCTTCGGATGTGCTTTTGTCTGTGACTATGGGTGAAGGCTTCGGGATACCGATTATCGAAGCGCAAGCTGCCGGATGCCCGGTAATCATCGGAGACTGGACTTCCATGTCAGAGTTAAAGTTTAGCGGCTGGTCAGTGGACAAGTCCGAAGCTTCTGAATTTTGGACGCCGCTCAATGCTATTCAGTACCTGCCAAAATGGGAAGCCATAGCGGACAGACTTGAAATGGCTTACCAGATGCGCGGAAATATGGACTATCGTAAGCGGGCGCGCAAGGGCGCGTTAGCGTATGATTGTGACAAGGTTCTGGAAAAGCACTGGGTTCCCATCCTGGCAGAAATCGACGCCAAAGTGAAAGAACGTCCTACGTTCACGGTGCCAGTATGAACCTACCCAACGACGCGATTCTGGTGCAGCACGTTTCCGAGAACTGGGAAGGCGCAAACATGTTCAAGGTTACCGCAGCCCGGAACATAGAATACATCCTGAAGCACCGGATGGATTACCAAATGCTTATTGCCGGGCAGGACATAGATAAAATCGGCGACTGGGCGAAGGTTCGGTTGTTGCGCCATACGATGGAAATCGAGCAGTATAAATACATCATCTGGCTGGATTGCGACACGGTGATAATTGACATGGATGCAGACCTGCGAGACGGATGCCCGCCTGACAAGATCGGGGCTTGCCGCCACGTCCTGACCAAGCCACCATACAACCTGAATCTCGACCATCTGAATATCGGTGCTTTGTACTTCCAAAACACCGAGGCGAACAAGAAACGGTTTGATGATTGGCTGGCAGGATATCCAGGTCCAGAGACTCCAGCATGGCGCGAGCAGGGCGTGTTCAATAACATCGGAATCGGCGTCGAGATAGACGCGAAATGGAACGCCACCGGAAAAGTAAATCCATCCCCGAATCCCGTGGTTTTGGGATTTCACGGGCAAGGCGATGTAAGAGGTAGGTTTGACCAGATGTGTAAAGCGTTAGGAAAATAAGGAGTGAATATGGCTGAAACATTACAAGAACAACTAATCCGTGAATTTTTCGACCCGCGCTATTTCGGCGACCCGCATGACTTCGCCGCGCGAGCAGAGATTTTGGCATTACGTGCGCGTGTCGCAGAGTTGGAAGGCAAGAAACCCGGCAAGGCCGTGAAGGGCAGCCCCGCGAAACTCGCGGACGAGTCTGAATAGGTGAAACTATGACCGCTCGTTCGTCAATGGCCGACCTGCTCCTGACCCTGCGCGGATTGACCGCCGCCGGGAGTGCCGAGTATACGGTCAACGCAGTTTCGTATTGGACAGACCAGCAACTCCAAGACGTTATGGATCGCCACGTCTATCCCATCCGCCACGAAGAATTACTCCCACTGGAAACTTACGGGACGGGCGGGACGGTGACATATCTGGACTACCAGTCGCCGCGCAGGTTTCTGGAAACCACGTCTGGCGGCACTTCCCGCTTTGTTATTCAAGATGAAGGCGGCACGACTGTTGGCACGGCTTCTTACAGCGTGGATTATCCGAAAGGACTGGTGACGTTTACGGCTGATACCACCGGCCTTTCCCGTTTCCTGACCGGCTTCTCGTATGATGTAAATGCCGCGGCTGCAGATGTGTGGGGGCAGAAGGCGGCCCATTATGTGACTGCATACGACTTCTCGACCGATAATCACAACTTGCGCCGCAGCCAGATAATCCAGAATTGCTTGACCATGAGTAAAGAATACGCATCCGGCGCTGCCGTATATTCGGTGACGATGGAACGATCAGACACATCTGGAATTAGTCGCCATTACGACTCGAATTAACCATGCTGCCAACCGCCGAACTTACTGACATCAGGAATGAGCTAGAGTCGTGCTTGCCAGATTCTGGCACAATCCTTGCGCTCACGCGAACCAGTGATGGACAGGGCGGCTGGTCGGAGTCGTGGGGCGGGACGGTATCGGTTGCGGGTCGGTTGGATTTTATCGGCGGGAAGGAGTCCGTGACTGGTGCGGCGCTCACGCCCTACTCGAAAGCGATTGTGACGCTGCCACAGGCGACGGTCATCACAGAGCAGAATCGGTTTGTCCATTCGT